ATTCTTCTTGTGGAAGTTACAGAAAATGAGCTACAATCAGTCAGACAAAAAATAGAGACAAACCAAAGAATGATTTTCAAAGCAACCAGGGAAAACCAAAAAGATTGTAATGCTCTTTTTGCTAAACTATACACGGACTTATTATCCCGTGAACTTGAATTAGTCATGAAATTAAAATATTTGAAAACAGGTAATGGCATACAAAAAATAGGGGATGGAAATCAATGAAAAAAATAACAAGTGATTGGTCTACTACAGTAACAATGACTGATGAAGAAGCCAGAGGTATTTGTAATTTAGGACAAGGTTCTAAATGTTGTGTCTTTTTAGTTATGGGAGATGGATTTGAATGTATTAGGATGAATCCTTCTTTTAGTTTAACCATAATAAACAGATTAAAAAAAGGAACAATGACTTCTAAAGGAGAAGGTGGATGGAAAGGATGTGCTTGGGCAGGTGAAATCTAATGGGAACAAAAATGTATGCCGCGGGCAATTTTGTATTGATGAGTTCTCCCAAAAAAGAAATACAATTCGTCCAGGAAGTAAATAAAAGAATGGGAGAATGTAACAGACTAATATCCTTTCATTTCAAGAAAGAATTGAAAGTGGTGATGGGAGTAAATGATATTAATGGATACAGATTGTACATTAATGAAGAATGTGTCCTTATCACAGATACAAAAGAAGAACAACCTATTTGGGATAAAATTGATGAATACCCCATTGGTACACGTTGGGAAGTTACAGATGCCAAAACAGATAATGTAGTACAAGATTTCATACCATTTTAAAGGAGAACAAATGAAAACCAAAGTATTGTTGGATGCAATTAACAGTGTATTCCCAGGAACTACAAAGAAGGGATTACTGCCCGGGAGTAATATGATAATAATCTCTAATGGTGAGTTCAGTACCTTCAATGATAGGATCAGTGTCAGTGCGTATGTTGATGATCCTGGACTAAATATTGTATGTGCCGTGGATGCTCATAATCTCAAAGATGTGGTAAAAGGTATAAAGGAAGAGGAGATTGATTTATCCATTGGTGATCATATCCTTTCAATTGTATCTGAAAATACGGAAGCGGAATTGAATGTTACATCCGACATTGAAACTATCCTCAGTATGCTTGACAAATTGGGCATCAATGATCTGAAATTCACAGACCTTCCAAAAGACTTCAATACAGGCATTGCCCTTACAAAATTCAATATCTCTGATGATTACAGTTGTCGGAATAACTTATTTTGCCTTCAAATTAAAGACGGGATTATTTATACGGCTGACAATAATAGGTGCAGCAGATATAAAATGGCTGGTGGTACTGGGCATACTGTTCTTATCCCAAAGAATAGCATTGATGATCTCGTCAGTTTTAATCCCACTGGTATGGCAACAACTCCTGGCTGGGCTCATTTTATCAATGACGATGATCTTATATTCTCCTGCAATACTGTGGTTGGTGAGTATCCAGTTACTGAAAATCTTTTCTTGGTTCCTGAATCCACTGTTGTTCATCTTCCAGAAGAATTGAAAGAAATACTGGAAGACATTACTTCTCTTTACGATGAATCTTTGGCGTCCCACAAGGGCATTAAAATTGAGATCAAAGAGGGATTCATGTACTGTGAGATTGAGAAAGAAAAGATATGGGTGAAGAAAAAAATAAAGATGCCTGAGGATAATCCTCCAGAAGTATCTTTCCACCTGTCCTCTATATTTCTTCTTGAGATATTGGATCATACAAAAGAGATTCTTGTCTCAGATACCAAAGCAGTATTCCAAACAGATGTGTATACCCATGTTCTTTTACTTCAAATTTAGGAGATAAGCTATGACGGTTGTTCAAAGCTTTTTCGGACCTCCTATTCCAGAAGAATGTGCAAATTGTCCTCAACATAAGAACTCTAAGAATCCGTTCTTATCTTATGGTGGAGAAGGACGGAGTAAAATACTGATTGTGGGTGGTTGGCCTTCTGTTACAGAGGATATGAATAATAAGTTTTATTCTGGTAGGTCTGGTAAATTATTTAAAGAGGAGTTATTTTCTAATGGGTACCGATTAGAGAAAGACTTCTGGTATACCAAAGGAGTAGGCTGTACAAGTCCCAAAGCACCCACTAAAACAATTATCAAAAATTGTAAGAATAGGATTCATAATTTAATCCTTAAATTAAAACCGAAAGCAATCTTGATGTTCGGTAATGTTGGAATTGATTCTGTAGCCGGTGACTGGGTGCAAGCCGCAAGTGCTGATTCTTTGTGTGGTAATAAAATACCAATGCATGATTGGAATTGTTGGGCTCTACCTTTATTCGCTCCAGAGATAGCTCTTGGGAGTAACAGAGATCAAAACCTAAGGTTGTACTTTCAAAGAACCTTAAAGGAAGCCTTAATCTTTTGCAGAAAACCACCTCCGTTAGAACCCCTTGAATATATAGACAAAATTGATATCTTGACCGACCCTGTTGAAATAATCCAAAGAATTGAGGATATTATTGATACCAAAAAAATAACATCCTTCGATTTTGAAACTTCTGGACTTGATCCATTTATACCAGGTCATAGAGTTTTCAGTATGTCAATTGGTACTACCGATGGGAAAGCAATTGCTTTCCCTCTTGAATATCCTGGTGCTTATCATCCTGATGATCTAAACTTAGTATGGGATGCTGTATATGAATACCTGGAAAGTGAAGATTGTCCTAAGATAGCACACAGGACAGAATTTGAACACAAGTGGAGCAAAGTTGTTCTTGATGCAGACATTAAAAACTTGGCTTGGTGTACTAAAACAACACAACATATTGTAGATAACAGGATGGGTATTACTGGTCTGAAACATCAATGTTTCGTCCGCTGGGGTATTAAAGATTACGATTCCGCCAGTGCTCCTTATATTAAATCAAACAAGAACTCTCCCTTTAATAATATGCATAAAATGCCACTACATGAGCAATTGCTTTATGTTGGTATTGATTCTTGGATGACCATGCTTCTTTATCAAGAAGAAAGGGAAGAGCTTAAATCTCTCGATACGCAGAGGTTCTTTAACGATGTAACTAATATGTTCACTGAGATGTCAATCGAAGGGATTTGTATTGATTTGAGCTTCTATGAGCGGGAGAAAGTACATGTTGAAAACGATATAAAAGAAATCTATACAGAACTGTATAATTCCAAAGAAATTAAAGAATATGAGAGAAGATTTGGAAGCATAAATTTCACCAGTAATGATGATATTAGAGTCCTGTTTTTCACTCATTTGAAATGCCAAGTACACGCAAAAACAAAGAGTGGTATTGCAAGTACAGATGCCATAGCTCTTGAAAAAACGAATCATTGGATTGCTAAGAAACTTTTAAAAGCTAAGAAACTGGAGAAGATTAATAACACCTATATTTCTCAATTCAGACGATTAGCATCTTGTGGTAAAATACATCCAAGTTTCAATGTTTATATTGCCCGATCTTTACGATCCAGTTCAGCCCAACCCAACTTCCAAAATATTCCTAATAGAGATGAATTAGCTAAATGGATAACACGTTCTGGTTTACGACCATCTCCTGGAAATAGATTCGTAGAAATTGATTATAGTGGTGCTGAAGTTATAACAAGTTCCGCTTACAATAAAGATCCAAATCTCATTGCTTATTTACAAGACAAAGATTCCGATATGCATAGAGACGGTGCTTCCGATATTTGGTTTACTACTCATGAAAATATATCTAAAATGGTTAGATTCTTTATAAAGAATTGTTGGACATTTCCTCAATTCTATGGTGACTATTTTGGATCGTGTGCTAAAGCTTTATGGGATCACAGGAAAGAAATACTTAAGGATGGTAGGACTTGTCTTGAAGTCTTGAAGTCCAAAGGTATAAATACTTTAAAAGGATTCACCGAGCATTGTAAAAAAGCTGAAAAGATAATGTGGGGTACTCGCTTCAAGGTATACGATCAATGGAGGAAGGATGCTCAAATTGAATACCAGAAAGATTTCATTGTAAAGACTTTCTTTGGCTTTGAATTCAAAGGATACATGGATTGGAAACAAGTTGCTAATTACCCAATCCAGGGAACAAGCTTTCATTTATTGTTGATTGTACTCTTGAAAATGAGAGCATGGTTAAAGAAAGAAAAGATGAAAACAAAGCTTGTTGGTCAGATTCATGATTCAGGTATCTTTGATTCTCCAGAAAATGAATACCAATCTGTAATTAAACAATTCCAAAAATATACACACCAATTAAGAGAAGAATATTCTTGGTTGCCTGTTGATATGGATGCTGATGCAGAGATATCCTTGAAAGATGGAGACTTTGCACACACCTTTAAATTCAGTTGGGATAAAGATATTAAAATACAAGAGGCTAAAGCTATGAAAAAATGGACAGAAAAAGAAGATAAATTATTTAATAAGGAGGCAGCATAGATGGACTCAGGAAGAGGTTTTATGGAAGAAATACCAAAAGATATATACGAAATGGCAGAAGATAAATGGCCTAATAAAAAAGGTGAAAAATCAGGAGTATTTAAAATCGGTGAAGAACTTGAAATAAAAGGTGCATGGTTCAGGGTTAAGAAAATTAACAACTTTGGAATTATGCTGAAGTCAATACCATCAAAACCAGATATAAGTACTGAATTAAGAGAATTATATTAAATTATTTAATAAGGAGGCAACATGTGTCCAGGACCAAGTAATGCATATAATAAAAGATTAGATGTGAACAAATTAGTTAATCCACAAGGGAAACCATTCAAGGAACCAGAACCTCTTTTTGACAAAGCATTGTTCCGATGGATAATGCTTATTCTGATAACAGTGGCAGCTAAGGTCCTGAATAAAGAGGAGCTTATGCTTATTTATAGGACTGTTGGAAAGACTGTTGGCTTTACTACTATGGTTGATGGATTCCATACAGAAGTGGTTAGAATGATAGATGGGAAGGAGAAATCAAATGAGTGATTTTAAAAATTATAAAAAAAATGTCTTACAGAAAATGCGATTATACGTTATTGGTGAAGATACAACCGGATGGAGTATTTCAGAAAAGGATACACTTGAAATTGGAGGTATGGTAGCAACCGATGATGTTGGTTCTATGTGGTACGTTTCAAAAGCTTTCTTTGAAAAAAACTATGAATTAGTGGATGGGAAGGAGAAATCAAATGAGTGAAGCCCTACCATTAAAGTACAGACCAGATACTTTTGATGATGTTGTTGGCAATGAAGGTGCTGTCAATTCAATGAAAAGTATTCTGAAAAAGGAAAGAAATAAAATACCAAAAGCTTGGTTGTTCACAGGTGAACCAGGTTGTGGGAAAACCAGTCTTGCAAGAATCCTAAGTTATGAACTTGGATGTAGTCGTATGGATTTCCAAGAATATAATGCCAGTAGTACACGTGGAATCGGTTTTGTAAGAATATTCCAAGAAAATGTTGTTACCTATCCAAGAGATGGAGAAATAAAAATATATTTATTTGATGAAGTTCACCGACTTACAGCAGAGGCACAGGATGCTATTCTTAAAACATTAGAAGAACCTCCTGATCATGTATTCATTTTATTGGCTACTACAGATCCCGGTGCACTTATAGGAACTATCCATTCGCGTTGTACTAAAATTAAAGTAGAACCATTATCTTCAAAGAAAATGATACCTTTCTTGAAAGATATACTTTATGAAGAATTGGGAGAGGAAGATTCTGGTTCCTTTCCCGATGACGTATTAAAGGCAGTTTCAGACAACAGTAATGGTGCTTGTAGAGATGCTTTAAAACTCTTGGATATGATCATTGATATGGATGACTTTGATGAAATGATTGAAGTAGTCCAACAAGGTGTTCCAGAAGAAGGAGATTTCCGTGAATTAGTTGGTATGCTTATGGATTCAAAAACTCAGTGGGTTAAGATGGGTGGATTTCTTAAAACCTTCTCCGGTGATCCTGAAAAGACAAGACGTGGTATCCTTAAATGGTTCACTACAATTCTGTTAAGTGATGGTAGTATCAGAACGGCACTTATCCTGGAAGCATTTGAAAACAATTATTATGAGACTGGTAAGACTGGATTGATACTCAGTTGCTTTCAGGTTATTTCAATGAAGTAATTCAATTCTACAGTAAATCAGAGTAAATCAAAGGGAATCATGTACCGTTCTGTAAAATACTCAGTACACACCCTGTGATATAGTTTGAGATTTTTAAACACTTATGTTATAAAGAAGATAATGAATATTAAAACAGAAATAATATATGCCGATGAATTTGATGATGATGTTTACCTCAATATCGAGAACCTTGGCGCTTACATTCTAATGCAACCCAAGTTAATTAAAAAATACAGTCTTTATGTTTCCGATCTAACCGACGAAAGAGATAGTTTAAAAAGGAAGATCACGTATAAAAAAGAGATACTGGGTCTTGAAATTAGAGATAACCCTTCAGAGTTCGGAATCTTGTACAAGCTTACCGAAAAAACAGTGGAATCTTTAATAAATATAGATGAGGATATTCATGCTCTTGGAAAGGAATTACTGTACTTGAACAAACTGGTGACAGAAGCTAATGGTGCTTTGACTTCTGTAAGAGATAAGGGATTCGCCATTAAAAGTTCAGTTGAACTTTATAAAACTGGATACTGGGGTGAACTTACAGGTATACCGTCAGATATGCAAGCTCTTATGGATGCTCATTTTAGTAAAAAAGATATGAACAATGATTTGGAATCTAACGAACGGATGATTAATCGAATGAAAAAGGAGAACAAAAATGGCTAAAAGTAAAAGCAGGTTTAGAGAACAAGCAACGGAAGAAGATTTACTGGAAAGGACAGAACAATCCTACAACAACCGGGAACAGTCTGGGAAGTTCAATGATTATTTGACGGATGATATGCCATTGACGAAATGGAAATGTACAGAGGGTGGTCATATCTTGGATGTCATACCGTTCATTGCTGGAGACAAACATCCAAATGTTGCCGAAGGAAAGCCCACCCATAATGTTGATCTTTACGTACATTTTGGAATTGGTGTTACAGAAAGTTCATATATCTGTCCTGCCAGGATGGGTACTGGACCCTGCCCCATTTGTGAATACCAGGCAGAATTGAAAAAACTGAAGGGTATTGATGAAGAATTCATAAAAGGATTCAATGCCAAACGGCGTGTATTGTATAATATTGTTTGTTACGATACTCCAAAAGATGAGGCTGAGGGTGTTCAATTGTGGGAAGCTTCACATCACCTTTCTGAAAAGAAAATCATGGCAGTTGCCAAAAATAACAGGACTGGTTCTTTCATCAAATGGGCTTCACCTGATGTCGGCAAAACTATTGAATTCTCAAGGGAAGGGAAAAGCAAAAACACTTCCTATGAGGGTCTTAAATTCACTGACAGGGATGCACCAATCACAGATGATGATCTTGATGATGCCATTGCTATTGATCAATTCCTGGATTTCAAAACTTATGATGAACTGAAAGATGCCCTGGGAAATGTTGAACTCCCTGGTGAAGACAAACCTCTTGAAGAATCGTATGAAGATTCTGGTACACCTACAGCAGAAAAAAGAACACCCAGGACTCAAAGAACACCCAGGACTCAAAGAACACCCAGGACTGAAAAAGCTGATCCTGAGCCAAATGAAATCAAAGAAATAGTTGAACCAGATAAGGAAGAAGCTCCTGTAAGACGTGGTCGTAGAAATCGTGGTGCTGAACCCGAAAAAACAGAAGAACCAGGAAAAACAGAAGAACCTGCTACGGATACTGGTACTACTATCAGAAGACGTGGCCGACGAAACATTTGACCTAAAGATTACGGAGGGGATATTGAAGTCCCCTCCGATTCAGGAGTTCCTGTTCCCGATAATTTTGATGACGATATTCCCTTTTAGGAGACAATATGGTTGACTTAGTACGAAGAACAAAACCTACTGAGGAAGATCCAGTTGGTACATTAAAACGAAGGTCTATTTCCGATAGCATTGAAGAACCTGTTATGCACACCAAAAAATATACACCTATTGATAAAAGTATTGTAGTATCAACTGGTAGTACTTTACTTGACCTTGCTATTTCTGGAGGAAGAATAAGAGGGGGTGGTTTACCTGGTGGCATCATGGTAGAAGTACATGGTCCAAGTGGTTCTGGTAAAACAGCCCTGGCTGTTGATATTGCTTCAAGTGTCCAGAACAAAGGAGGTGAGGCTGATATCATGGATCCAGAGGCACGACTTGATAAAGAGTATGCCCGGATATATGGATTATCAATCAATAAGGAGAATTATTCCTCTCCAAAACAAGTTGTTGATGTATTCAACAATATCAATGAATGGGATCCAGTTAATAAAAATGTTATTAACGTCAAAATCATTGACAGCATTGCTGCCCTTGTTTCCAATTTAGAATCCACTGATGAAGGTGATAAACGTGGGCAAGCAAAAGCAAAAGAACTACATGCTGGTTGTCGGAAGACAAGTGTAAATATTGCTACCGATAATAAACTCATCGTTTTTACTAATCATGAAATGGATGGTGAGTATGGTAAAGTAACTCCCGGTGGTAAGGCTGTACCTTATTATTCTTCTGTTAGAATAAGGATTAAACAAAAAACAAAAATCATGCCTGAGAAAAAGATGGCCAGTGGTAAAATGGTTAAAATGGTTACAGGTGTTCTTTCCACTTGTACCGTAATCAAAAATAGTGTTGATAATGGATTCAGAGAAGCTCCATTATATATTATTTACGGACAAGGTATTGATGATGTCAGAGCAAATCTCCAATGGTATAAAGAGATGATGAATTCAACCAAGTACATTGCCGTTGATAAAGAATACCAACGACTTGATTTTGCCATCCGATATATTGAAGAAAATGATCTTGAAGGAGAATTAAGGGAACTTGTAATTGATCTCTGGGAAGAGATTCAAGAAAAGTTCAAGGTTGTCCGGAAACCTAAAAAAAGATTCTGATGGAGGAGAATGAAAACTTTAGTGGTGGATAGTAATTTTCTCGCACATAGAGCAATATATACAATGGGTGCCCTCTCCTCTGAGAATGAAGGTACTGGTGTAATCTTTGGATTCCTGATGCAAGTACTTGCCTACGCAAAGGAACATCAAACTAATGATATAATCTTTTGTTGGGATTCTGTTAATTCCAAGAGAAAGGAAGTCCATCCAGAGTATAAAGCTAACAGGACCTCTGAGGATCTTTCTGATGCAGATAAAGCGGCTAAAGCTGATGGATATAAACAGTTCGATATTCTCAGGAAAGAAGTCCTACCTTTAATGGGTTTTAAAAACATTTATTACCAGGATAAATATGAGGCAGATGATCTCATAGCAACAACAGTTATGTACCATGAAAAGGATTTCGTGATCATTACCTCCGATCAAGATATGTATCAATTACTGGACTTTGCAAGTGTTTGGAATCCCTCTAAAAAAGAAATGTATTCGTATGAAGACTTTTATGAAGAATGGAACCTTGTGCCAGAGGAATGGATTAAAATCAAAACACTTGCTGGATGTAGTTCAGATAATGTAATTGGTATTAAAGGAGTGGGCGAAAAGACAGTTGCCAAATTCCTAAAGAATGAATTAAAACCTCATCTTAAATCATACCAAAAGATCATGGTTGAGATGGATGAAGTTAAGGAAAGGAATAAGATTCTTGTGGAATTACCATTTCCTGGCAGTCATGTATTTAAAATCCAACCGGATGAATTAAATTTTAATAATTTTGTACAAAAGATTTGTTACCGATACTCATTTGACAGCTTTTTAAATGATAAATATTACATTAAATGGGAGAATTTTTTCCATAATAAATTTTAGGTGTTTATAATGTTCCCTCCAATAATAATTATTGATAAATCTGGACCAGAAGAAGGTGCTGATATTTTCCAGGATCATATACTTGTCCAAGAAAAGAATAAGGAATTATTAATTAATGGATACACTACTTTTTTCCCTGGGATTAAATATAAAATTATGACTAAAGAGGAATACATAAATGATCTTGAAAAGAAGAAAGAAATTGGTAAGGCGGAAGAATCCTCTGATACAGATCACCTCTGATGATCTTCCTGCTTTTAGAAAAGATTGGCATACAAAACAATACGGCATTTGCCCATTATTAAAATGTCCAGTTCCATATGATAAGATTGCTGTTGATCATAAACATAAAAGAAAAAATGATCCTGTCGGTCCTAATGGAGATGGTTTAATTAGAGGTGTTATTCAAATGCAAGCCAATGCTCTTGAAGGAAAAATCATCAATAATTTTAAACGTCTTGGTTTAGAAAAGTTCCTACCTATTCATGAATACCTCAGAAACCTTGCTGACTACTTGGAACATCCTCCTATCCCACAAATTTACATTCATCCTGATGAAGCTGTTAAACCATTCCTTAAATTAAGTAAGAGAAGTTTTAATACTCTTCGGGTAAAACACAATGAAAAATACCCGAAAAGGAAAAGTCTTGTCTATCCAAAAAGAAAATATATAACTAAAGATTTAGAAAAACTATTCCATGAATTCAATATAAAACCTCAATTTTTAAAGGAGTAAAAAATGAACGTACATTACCATGTTACTAATAAATGCCCTGATTGTGGAAAACTACACTCTGCGGATGTTAAAGAAAACCCTCCTATTATTTCTGTAAAATGTGAGATTTGTGGTAAATTTCACCCGCAAGAATCTTGTACTTTTATTGCAGTTGCCGGTGATATTTCAATTGGAAAAGAAAAAGGAATAATTGCTGGAAATGTGGAAGATGGGGTAGTTAAAAATGTATCCATCTTTTGTAAAGGTGATTGTTTTGCGAAAGCTTGTAAAGAAGCTTTGGAAAGGAATATGACAGTTGATCCAATTGATGGTGAGGATAGTAAAGATGAAAAAGATGTACTAAAAGACTGGGTTATGAATTCAATTGATGATGTGAAATGTGCTGATCCAATGGTACATACGAAAAAGAAAAAGAAAAGAACACCACTTCCAGCACCAGCTGGTTCTCCAGGGGGTTTTTAATGGAAGTAAAAGAGATAATGGAATGTGTTGATACTTTAAAAAAAGAATCCAGCAGTCTCCAAAAAATAGAACTTCTTAAGGGATTCCTTAAAGATGAAGAATTCAGGATATTTGTTGAAATGTCATTGGATGAAACCTTACATTACAATGTCAAAAAATTACCCAACAATGTGCCCCGCCATACCGAACCTGACTTCTATATGCTTGTAGAATACTTACACTTTCTTGCAGGTAAGCAAGGTGCCAACGCAAAAGAAAAACAAGAGTTAGCCGCTTGGGCAGTTAATAAAGATTGGGAAGGATTGATCACTAAAATCATATCCAAAGATTTAAAATGTGGTGCTGGTCCTAAACTTATTAATGCTGCATCCCCAGGAAGCATCACAGTCTTTCCTTATTGCGGTTGTTCCACCAGTAAGAAAATACAAAACATTCATTTCCCAGCTTATTTCCAAATCAAAGAGGATGGATTATTTGCCAATATATTCAGGAGTAAGGATAAGATTTCTTATTTCTCCAGGAATGGTAATGAATTCGTTTTCCCAGAGGATTCCCTAAAACAAAAGATTGATAAAAAATTCCCAGTGCATCATGAAAAAACTATGGTGTATACAGGTGAGTTCCGTATATTAAAAGATGGTAAATGGTTACCCAGAAAAACAGGTAATGGGATTGTAAACAAAGCCCTGAAGAAAAACCAAACACAACAGGAGTATGAATCCATAAGTATTCATTTTATATGTTGGGACGTTATACCAGAAGAAAACTTCTGGGAAGGTACTTACGATGTTGGGTATTGGATACGATTTAAAGGATTGGATTTCCTTGAACCCTTTGCACCCGGTATTATTGGAGAACCTGAAGGTAGATTGCACCTTTCCTATACTCGTGTAATTAATTCTGTAAAAGAGGGACAAAATCTTGCTCTCGATCTTATTACATTTGGAGAAGAGGGTGGTATCATTAAAAACTTTGATAGTAAATGGCAGGACACCCATAGCACTACACAGATAAAATTGAAAGCTGGTGATATTGGTGATGGTAACGAACAAGAATGTGAACTCCGTGTTATTGATTGGTATTATGGTAAACCTGGTACCAAGTATGAAAAGTGTCTGGGTGGATTGATTTGTGAATCCGAAGATGGATTATTGAACACCAGGATAGGTGGTGGTTACAGTGATATACAAAGAGGATTCCTTGGATTAGATGATGATGCCAATCCAATAATAATAGAAAATATCCAGGAGTACATTGAAAATACTTATGCTGAGTATGTTGTAACCGTCCGATTCAATGAAGCCATTAAAGCAAAAACCAGTAAACAATGGAGTTTATTCAGTGCCCGTTTCATTGAAGTACGACAAGATAAGAAAATTGCTGATACATTGGACTACATCAGGGATTTATAGGAACGTCCCGATGCTGACTATTGATTGCCCCGCGCATTTGTGCTATTGTTAAAGAATGAAAGAGAGGAATATATGATTCAATGGAAACCAATAAAAACAGCACCACGAGATAGTACTTTTGTATTATTACTTTGTGATTCTGGGTATACAACAACTCCTTTTCGTGTAGTAATAGGAAGATGGGTTCCAGGTTACAGAAATTGGTGGATTAATTATGCGAATGATGCTGTAACGGATGGTGGATATGGACCTACTCATTGGGCAGAATGGAATCCTC